GTCGCCTGCTGGATTTGAGCAATGGCGACGGCTTTTATTCGTTGGGGGAACTGGACGGCCGTTTACGGGCCGGCACCCTCGACACCAAAGCGACCTTGCCCATTTGGGGACGGGAAGTCAGCGGCGCGATTGAGCACACCTGGGGCCGGGCGTGGCGACGGTTCGCCCGTGTGATTGTGGTGGGTGGCGGGGCGCTGCTGCTAAATGGGCAGTTGGCTTTTGCAGGGAAGGCAGCGGTACCGGACGATCCGGTTATCTCTATCGCACGCGGGCTGTATAAGATGGCGGCGATGCAGGAGGCACGGAAATGAGAGATTTACGCAGTGAACTACTTGACGCCGCTCACCACTACTGCGCAGTAGAGCCACACACTAAAGAAGTGGTATTGGCGTGGCAAAAGATGGTCGATGCGGATTCCCGCTACAGAGCGGATGGCTTCGATGACGATCCGGGTCCAGCCTGCTACGCAATTGGCGACTACATCGATGCTAATGAGGTGAATGAGGATGATTACCTGCACCTGGAGGAAATACTCGCTCGCCCAATTTGCGGAAAATGCAGTGCAGACGGATTCACTGTGCATCACGCTGACAGCACGCAGTCTGCGCCGATTTGGCAGTGCGCTAAGTGCGGCCACATAGGATTTGACTAATGGCACGCCCACGCCTGGCAGTGCGCCCAATTCGCCAAAAAGTGACCCTGTGCCTACGTCCTGGAGAGGATGACGATTTGATCGCCTACCTTCTTCAGGCTCAGGCACAAGGCACGGCGCTGGCTCAGGCGGTGATTGCAGCGATGAGGGGCGGGCTGGATACGGCAACCGCCTCGACGGATGGCTTTGATGATGAAACGGCAGATGAATTATTAGACATGGTTTTTTGAGGCAAAAAACCATAATGGAGTTAATTGAGGCAACTAATGACACAAGAAGAGAAATTAACAGGCAGCGTGAAATGGTTCAGTCGGCTTAAGGGATACGGTTTTATCAGTCCCGATGAAGGCGATGAGGAGGTCTTTGTCCACTTCTCCGCGATAGCGGATCGGGATGGCTATCGCAATCTGGAGGCCGGGCAGCGCGTTAGCTATACCCTGCACGATTTCGGCAAGGGGGCGCAGGCGCAGAATGTTTGCAGCCTCAACAGCGCCATGCCCATGAGTGATTACGCACAGTTCAGGTAATCAAAAGGAGGGGCGCAGGAAGCCGCGCCCCTCTAAAAAGGAGTTGATACACATGGAACTAAAAACGAACCAAATCAGAACAGACGGCGGTACTCAGGCACGCGCCCAACTCGACAATGAAGCTGTGCAAGAATACCGCGATATTCTTAAAGAGAACGGAACTGCCTGGCCGTTCCCGCCCGTTGTCGTCTTCCATGATGGCAGCGACTATTGGCTGGCTGACGGTTTCCACCGCATTGCCGCCGCCCGGCAGCACGGCCGTTTTGTAGTTGAGGCGGATGTGAGGCAAGGCCAGCAGCGTGACGCGATTCTTTATGCGGCCGGGGCGAATGCAGATCACGGCTTAAAGCGCACGGCTGAGGACAAGCGCCGCGCCGTCATGCGCCTCCTGGAGGATGGGGAGTGGGGGAAATGGAGTGACCGTGAGATTGCACGGCGCTGCAAAGTGTCACCAAATTTTGTGGGCGGCTTGCGTCTCACTGCGCACGAGGACAGTGAGAAAGAGGAGCGCGTTTACACCACAAAACATGGCACAGTCGCCACCATGAAAACGGCCGCCATCGGTTCAGGCAATCGCATCGAGATAGACAAAGGCCGCGCTTATGACTGGTTGCGCGACTACGAAGACGACAAAGGCCGCACCTGGCAAGATTTAGAAGAAAACCAGGTGCATCATGCCAACTCGCCTTGCTATCAGGCATACGTGAGGGCTTTCCCCGACCAGGTGGATCCAAAATTTTACCTAAAATACGCGCTCTACCGTTTGCAAAGGGAGGAAAAGGAGGCAGCTCAAGAGACACTGACCCTAGGCGATTTGCTTGAAAAAGCCACCGCCTACCACGCTGACAATCGCGCAGGCGCTTATCTAAGTGCGTTTGTCCACTCCCTCGACTTAAACGGAGTGCCTTATGTTTTACAAGAGGCACGGGAAGCGTTTGCGAAAGCGCAGCCACTCCCTGAAGAAACGGCCGTTTCTAACAAACCGGACTTGGAAATATGGGAGATAGAGAGTCTGGTTAGGCAATGGCACGGAACGCGGCCGCCGATCCGGGCAGATGCTTTATACAACCTTGAATACTTTTGCGATTGGCTCGAAAGGAATAATCACAACGCCCGGCGAAACCACGCCTTACAAGCCCTGAATAATGTCAAATCCAGAGGGCAGCGTAAAGAAGAAACGGCTGTTTCCTCCCTAGACCCCGCCACCGCCGAAATCGAAGAGATAACTGCGCCCCAGGCCGATGCTGTGTTTGATTATCTAAAACAGGCGGAGAAGGCGCTGGGGCGAGCCGTCTCGGGGTTCGACATTAACAAGGGACGCGATCTATTTTTCAAGCTCAACGATTCCTACAACAAGCTCCTGAATGCAATCCACGAATACGAAATGACCCCGTAGCATTAAAAAGCCTGTGTTCGCAGTTGAAAACACAGGCTTTTTTGATGCGAAAATAACAGTACATACATTGGAAGTATGTACAAAACGTTGACTTAGAACGGCCGTTCGCCTAAAATGATGACATAATGAATAAGCAATTGCACCACATCACCACGACCGACAGCCAGCGCCTACGCGACTGGGAACGCATCTTCGGCACGGCCGTTCTCCCAGTTCTCCATCCGCGCCCTCGTTTCACGCATGATGAGGACGGCCGTTTGCTGCCGGTATTTGATTTGGCACTCAACTGCCTAAGCCAGACCCAGCGACAACGGCTGGCGGCGGAGATCGCGCGGCGCAACCGGCGCGGGTACGAGGGTGTTGTCCGCGAATTGAACTCCCGACCCGCTTATCCCATTCCGGCGCGGGGGTGCGAGGTGGTAGAAGATGAGACGGCTCAGCGGCCGTCTTTTTTTACGCCCTACTCACAATTTAACACCACGACTTTAGACAGTTATGCTATAATGTAAATTATGGTAACTGCTAACGACATTATTCGCATAGCGCGTAGGGATGTGGGGTACAGCGGTACTAGAGCGTATAGAGATGGATAGAGAATCACGCCGTGCCGACGTTCAAGCCCAACTCAATACCGTGTCAGAATTGACGCCGTTTCAGCGGCGTTTCCTCATTGAATACCTCTCCCAATCCGGCCCACCAAACGCCACCGCCGCCTATACCGCTGCTGGCGGCACTGCCAAACATGCCGACCGTGCCGCCTACCAGGTACGCCACACCCCCGCCGTGGTAGCAGCTATTGATGAGTTTTTCCACAAACAAGAAATGTCAGCTCGTGAAGTGATTGCCAGACTATCAGATCAGGCACGCGGCACCATGGCCGATTTCATCCACCTGCCCCGCAATGGCAGCGGTGAGCCGATACGCGACATCATGCCAGAGGTTGACCTCTGGAAAGCAGACGCGGCTGGAAAGTTGGGTCTTGTCAAGAAAATCAAAACAAGGCGCGTTGTCACTACCACTAAAGGCGGCGATGTTATCGAAAATGAGTACATCGACCTTGAGCTTTACGATTCCCAAAGTGCTTTAGAAAAAGTAGGCAGGTATCACGGCTTATTCAAGGATTTGGTTAATCTGACTATCGACGTATCTAATCTGAGCGACGAGGAGCTTGAAGATCTTGATAGCAAACTCTGAACTCGCCCAGCTCAACCCCCGCGAGCGAAACGCGCTCAAGACCAAAGTCGGTATCGAACGCGAACGGCGGCGGAGGCGAAAAGAGAAGCCGCCGATCTGGCAGCCATCGCCCGGCCCACAAACTGAGGCACTCAACTCCCTAGCCGACATCGTGGGCTACGGCGGCGCGGCGGGCGGCGGTAAAGCTCTTCCAATTTGTGGTATAATACCTACACCAAACGGGCTAAGAACGATGGAGTTACTTGCTAAAGGTGATGAGGTATTTGGGATGGATGGTACGATTTACACAATAATTGGCACATCTGACGTGATGTACGGACATCGCGTATTTGATGTTGTATTCGACGATGGAACGGTAATTAGAGCGGACGCGGATCATAAATGGCTTACGTTCACCAACGCAGAAAGAGATAGAATTCATAAGCAGTCTGCTGAATATCGCTCTAGGCGGCGGGCGAATCGCCAGACACGGGGTACAGGCAAAAGGCCAGACCTGGGAGCCGCGAATAGAAAAGCGGCGGAGGCGTATGTCCCAGAACCCGTCTTGGGGGGGGTGCGAACAACTATCGAAATAAAAGAAACGTTGTTTGTCGGAAAGGCGAACCGCTCAAACCATTCTATTCCCATCGCATCCCCATTGAAATTACCAGAAAAAGACCTGCTCGTTCCGCCATACGTTTTAGGATTTTGGCTCGGAGACGGCAGTTCCTCTCACGGTCGCGCAACAATTGGGAATGAGTATATCGAGGATTCGATTAAACTGTTCGCGGATAGGGGCTATACACTGAGAAAGCTGCCATCAGAGATGTATGGTTACACAATTCTCGGGTTACAGCCGAAACTGAGAAACATAGGCGTTTTAAAAAACAAGCATATACCAGAGGAATACTTACTTGCTTCCATTGAGCAGAGAGTGGAATTACTTTGCGGCTTGATGGACACGGATGGATACGCCTCAAAAGACGGGCAGTGCGAATTTTACAGCAGTAATCTAATTATCATTAAGGGTGCATCAAGGCTTCTGCACACACTTGGCATTAAACATACAATCAGACCAAAGAGGCCGCCAAAAGGCACCACCTACAAGGAATCATACCGTATAAAGTTCGTCGCTCCCTTTTTAGTATTCAGATTATCCGCGAAAGCCTCAAGGCAAAATACAGACCTGAGAGAAACTCAGAAGTGGCGGTATATCATAGATGTACGCGAAGTTGGCTCCGAGCCTGTGAAGTGCATCGCTATTGATTCACCAGACCATCTATATTTAGCTGGAGAGGGATGTGTTCCCACTCACAACACCGATTTGGCGCTGGGACTGGCGGCAACTGAACATAAACACAGTGTCATCTTCAGGCGCGTCTTCCCTAACTTGCGTGGCATTGTGGAACGCAGCCGCGAAATCTTTACGCCAGAAGGTACAACCCGCCTTAAAGACAGTTACAACGAGACCTTGCACCGCTGGACATTTAGCAGCGGCCGTATGATAGAGTTTGAGGCGTGCCAGTTTGAAAAAGACAAAGAGAAGCAAAGAGGCCGCCCGCGTGACTTTTACGCCTTCGATGAGGCTACGGAGTTTAGCCGGTCTATGATTCAATTTATCATCGCCTGGCTGCGCAGCACCGACCCCAGCCAGCGCAAGCGGGTGCTGTTGACCTTCAACCCTCCCACCGACGCGGGCGGCTCCTGGATTATTGATTACTTTCTGCCCTGGTTCGCTTTTCTCTATCCTGAGCAGTTTCAGCACCCCCACCCCGCCGCGCCGGGGGAGCTGCGCTGGTATCGCACAGAGGGCGATAAAGAAGTGATGTATCTGGAGCCGGTAGACGGTTCCATGAGCCGTACTTTCATCCCGGCAAAGCTAGCAGACAATCCGTATTTGGCAGACACCAACTATTACAGCATCCTCAACTCGTTACCCGAGCCGCTGCGCTCCCAACTACTACACGGTGACTTTGCCGCCTCTTCGGAGGATGATCCGTGGCAGGCGATACCAACGAAGTGGGTATTATTGGCACAAGAGCGCTGGCAAAACAGAGAACGGCCGTCTATTCCGTTAACGGCCGTTGGCGTGGACGTGGCGCGGGGCGGCGGTGACAACTTCACCCTGTGCAAACGATACGGCACCTGGTTTGACGAGATTCTAAAAGTACCGGGCAAGGCCGTGCCTGATGGCCCTACGGCGGCGGGTATTATTGAGCAGCAGGTGGGCAAGCAGAATCCAGAAACCATCAACATTGACATTATTGGCGTAGGCGGCGGTGCTTACGATTCCACTATCGTTATGTATCCCCAGACATGGCCCGTTAATGCCGCGAATGGATCGGACTACACCGACCGCAGCGGACGGCTGAAAATGCGCAATCTGCGGGCTGAGTATCACTGGCGGCTGCGGGAAGCCCTCGACCCGGTGCATGGTGACGATTTGGCCTTGCCACCAGACAAGGAAATGCTGGCGGACTTATGCGCCCCGCGTTACCGGGTGACAGCGGCCGGGGTGCAAATCGAGGCCAAAGAAGAAATCAAGGCGAGAATAGGCCGCTCCCCCGACGTGGGCGAGGCGGTTATGTTGGCATTGTATATGCCGCCCTTGCCCCCTGATCCGGGCGGCATAGTGGTTGATGAGGACGCGGTGGAAATTTCGCCGTATTAGGAATGGAGATGCTATGACAATTCAAGAGAATCTAGCCGACCGGCTGACCGGTGGCAAATTAACAGAGCAGGCCGCGATGATCAGCGACTTGCAAGAGACCAACCGGGAAACGGCCGTTTCCCTGGCAATCATCAAAGAATCCATGCAGCGCTTAGAGCAATCGCTGTTTAGTCCCGAGTGGCGGGCGTTGACCATGCAGGGGCAGCAGGAGTTTACACGTCAGGGGGTGATCGCCATTACCGACATTGCCCGCTTGATGCGCATTAAGAATCCGCTGGTCAAGCGCGGCGTTAAAATCCAGCGTCTTTACGTGTGGGCGCGGGGTGTCAGCATTTCGGCAGCGGATGAAGAGATCAACGCCGTCATCCAGGCATTCCTTGACGATGAACGCAATCAGGCGGACTTGACCAGTCACCAGGCGCGGGGCGATAGGGAGACCGATTTGCAGTCAGACGGCAATCTGTTCTTTCGCTTCTTTGTCAACGAGACAACCGGCCGGGTACGGGTACGGGTGGTGGAACCCAACGAGATTGACGACATTATCAGCAATCCAGAGGATAAGCGGGAACCCTGGTTTTACCGGCGCTCCTATACCCAGACGGGCTTGGACGGGTCAACCGCGACCCGCACTGAGTATTATCCCGACTGGCGTTTTTTGCCCCGTTCCCAAAACAGCTTTGGCAGCATGTTAGCCAGCGGCGGGCTGGGTGGCGAAATCGTGTGGAATACACCCGTGAT